ATAAGTATAAGTATAAGTATAAGTATAAGTATAAGTATAAGTATAAGTATAAGTATAAGTATAAGTATAAGTATAAGTATAAGTATAAGTATAAGTATAAGTATAAGTATAAGTATAAGTATACTTAAAATCATAATATTATTCTAAAAATATAATACTTCATTGTGAATGAGAATCATACCATATTATATTTTTATACATGTGTTATAAACGATTACCACTGACATCTTCAATAAGTTCGTGGTGTGTATCAATGTAAATAACTTGATTTTGTAAATTTTCAGTATTTATTAAACAATACGGTGTATTGTTTGTATTGGTTTCGTCTGTTTCTAATATGGAATTTGAACGAGGTTTTCTATTTTGTTTTTTAGGAAGGCGGTGTTCATATCCGTTCTTGCGTTCAGTTTCAATAATAGTCCAAACGTCTTCTATATGAGAAATGGCATTTTTGAACCATAATTTATTTCGCAGCACCAGAATACAGCTATAATCTTCTAGACGCCAGAATATATCTTTAATCCATGTTAAGGCCGTGTTTCGTTCCATAATTTCATCATACCATATTTCGTATTCTTCTTTTGATATATACAAAGGCATATATTCATACAGTGGTTTTCCTTCCTTCATAAAGTAAATCATCATTCCTTTTAATTGTTCTTCCTCTTCAGTGTATGTAAATGTGCCATCTTCCATAAATTCGTCTTCTGTTTCATATTCTTTAAATACTGTTTCTAAGAAATCACATTCGTTTAAATTACAAGTTTCCATTTGTAATTGCATCTGTATCCAATAATCTTCCTTTGGTATACCATTGATTTCTCTCGTAGTAGGATTCTTTATTTCCAACATTCGTCCATATCGTTGTGAAGTTGGGTCAACATTAATACCATCTGGAGATGCTCCCAAACATTTATATACATCATGTTGAATACAACCATAGTCCTTTACCTTTGTATCATACAAATACTCATAGAGCATAATAGATACATCTTCGTATCTATTTCCATGATGCATTGGTGTATTTGTATTTACACTGTTATACTTGCTTACATCAATATCTTTACACTTTTCAACTATTAATTGGTTAATTGCTGATTGTGATTTGAATACCTTCCACGCAGAACTAGCTGTAATTAGATTATGACGAAACATGTACCATTCGTTCGTTCGTTGGTCTGGTTGTGGTTTCTCTTCGATACACGCTATTTTTTTAGACATGGTATCTATATTTGGTTCTATTCGAATAAAAGTAGATGAATACGAACGCAACGGGTAATATTTGGTGAAATATATTTTATGGATTTTTTCATACATGATTTCTAATTCGTCTGTCAATTCCTTCTCCATTTTCTGTTCTTTTTCCAACGTCTTTTCCTTTTCTGTTTTGCTTTCAAAAAAGTTATCCGTCTTATTGTTGCTCTTGGTATGATCATTAAATATTTCTTTCAAAGAAATGAGCATATTATTAAAAACATACTCTCTTAAATTTAATTCAAAATATGGACAACTAAATCCTAGTGGGTCCCCTTCTATAAAATTATCTATTAGAGTAGCTATAGATAATTCTATCTCGTCTTTTTCTCGAACAGTTAAAATACTGTTCCAACTAAATAAATTTATAATGTTTTTTAAAGTAGGTAATTGATATCCAAAAATCATGGTTGCTTGATACTATATAGTATTAATCATTGTTTATATCAATTTTATCATTGTTGCCCGTATTGCTTGTATTGTCCGTATTATCGACATTATCTATAATTTTTTTGGATTTGCCTTTTTTGGGAGCAAGTGATTTAAGCGTTGACTGTCTTTTCTCACATCTCTTTAAAGTAAATTTCTTTGAACTAGAATTATACATCAGTGAAGGAATTGATTTAATTTTACCAGTATCCTTGTCATAAATGACTTCCTTTGCCTTAAGAAGACGTTTTCTGTCCAAATTTGTATTGAGAAATACACTTAGCTCTAATTTATCATGTTCATCATAGTTATTTTCGTTACAAAACACCGTCGCAAATTCGTCGAATTTCATTAATTTGGATGTTTTATCTAATTTCGTCCATACTTCATTTGAACTGTGTTTTTTTTCACCGGCGAGAAATTTATCCAGATTAGACATATTTTCAACCGTTTCAACAGGTCCTTCGCTTTTACCACTAAGAAGCATGGACTTGTATTTGATATTTTTTAACTCAACGCATTCATTACTCATTATTATATATACATAGTAAACTAAGTTTATGTTATTTTAAAATAATATAAATAAATAAATATAACTAAGTGTTTCAATGAAATCTATAGATATCGTTGGCAAACGTAATATAGATAAAATACAAAAAATACAGGAGCCAGTTCGTAAAGACACTGTAACATGGTATTTGAATGATAGTTGTTATACGTATCCAAGACAATTACAATTAATAAACATGTTGTATTTAGAACAAGATACAAACATAGAAGGGTATATGTTATTGAAGAGAGAAATTAACAAAAAATTAAATGGATATAAAACCCAAGATAAACGAAACAATATCCTTGATTTAAATTATGTAATTTCTCTCGACCTTGTTATTGAGAAGTTGATGACATGTAAATTAAAGTGTTTCTATTGTGTCGATCATTGTGAATTATTATATAAGAATACATTTTCAAAAAAACAATGGACATTGGATAGGGTAGATAATAATTATGGTCATAATGGTAATAATGTCGTAATATGTTGTTTAGAATGTAATGTAAAGAGAGGCGAGATGGACAGTGAAAGATTTAAGCGAGGTAAAGAAATAAAAATAGTTAGAAAGCTGTTTTAAAAATAATGACAAAGGTATATGAGTCAAGTAATTTTTTTAAAATGGTCTCCTTCTATTAAGGAGCAGTTTTACGAAAAAAGTAAGCTAGAAGATAAACACAAAGCAATTGGTAACAATGTAATGGAAACTATACTTCAGGAAGGGCATAACTTTATAGATAATGAGACAACGAGAGAAAATAGGTTTAAATCGTCACACGAATTATATGCAGAACCCGGGTTTAGTAATACGGGGACAAAACGAGAAGATAACTTTGAAAGAATGAACCAGAGAGAAATGGTAGCACAAACAAATAAAAATCCATTTTTATCTTCAAATTATTTAGAAGATTTACAAGTTCAGGAGAACTTTTTAACCCCCCAAAATTCAAACATGGGTTTAGACAAGTATAGTTCATATACAAACGAGTAAATATTCTAATTACAAAAAGCATTTAAAAGTAGATGCGGTTATTCATATATATATACAATACTATGGCAAAAAATTACAGCACACAAAATGACTTATTACTAACAAACTTGTTAGAGTTTTATAATACGGAAAAAAACAATAATATGGATAGAATGTTACAAATAATTAATGGTGAATCACGTATATCGTTACGTATAATAGATTGGTTTGCTACGAATTATGCGAAAAAATATTACACAGTGTATCAGGTTCAAGATACAGATAGACGATTTAAGGTATATAATGATTATAAGTTAAAATTAAAGGCTTATTCAAAAAAGAGATTTGATCCGTTTTGTAGGTGGGATCGTATAAACGTTCCATATAAAGAAGGAGCACATATTCAAACAACCATTGGTCAATTGAACTTTTTTAAATGGGCAATTGAAAATAGTGTAATTGATTATATAGAGCAAAACTATGCTATTATCGAAAAGGATATGAATTGTCGTAATAGCACATCTAAGAACAGAGTATTAGATAAAAACAACAAAACGAGAAAGAAGAGGGAAGAATTGTCTGTTTCTGCTTCAAAAAGCATCAAGAAGGAGGTTGTTGAGATTGTGGTTAAATTCGATTAGACTCTTTTGTGCAAATAAACAAATAAACATTTAAATATTTAATTATACATGTAATTAGATATTTACAATAATGGGAAATCAAACATCCTCCTCTATCCATAGATTAAATTTTGAAGATATACAGGAGGCAATAAAAAACAAGGATAAGTATATTATAATAAATACGTTAGCCTCTAACAATCAATCATGTTTATTACCTAATACGATTGATTTTAAACAAGAAGAAACAATAATAAATCATTTAATGGCCGGTAATACTGAAAAAAATATCATCATTTATGGTAAAAACGTAAATGACATGTCAATATATGATAAATACGAACAACTAGTAAAACTGGGTTTTAGAAATGTTTATATATATCCCGGCGGAATGTTTGAGTGGTTATGCTTACAAGATATTTATAGCAATGAATTGTTCCCAACGTCAAAAAAAGAACTAGATATTTTGAAATACAAACCTAGTTCTAAATTTAATACATATTATATCATGGACATTGAGTAAGTGTGATTGTATTTGTAATTGTAATCTACATAATAGTCACTACATATTTTCTAGTGATCTTCATACTCCATACAACCATTCGTTCCAACATGAGCTAATTGATTTTCTTGAAATCTTGGAAAGCAACCAGTACAACTGGTGTTGTCCTTATTATCTCTATTATCATCTAATGCTTTATTTGCCAACTTGTCAGCTTCTTTATTAAATTCACGCTTAATGTGTACAAAACGAATAAAGTCAAATTTTGTGACCAATTCTTTGGCCTGTTTATATAATGGTATTAAATTTTCAGCCTTTACTTTATATATACCATTCATTTGATTGATGATTAAATTGGAGTCGCCCTCGACCAGAACCTCCTTTATATTATTATCTATTGCTAACTCCATGCCTGTAATTAATGATAAATATTCAGCCTCGTTATTTGTCCCGTTTGTAGTGTCATACCGATAACTACCCTCACACACAGTCGTTTCATCTGTATGGTCTTTGTTTTTTTGCTTTATTATACATCCAAGTCCCAATATATTGGACGGATTTCCTCTACACGCACCATCAAATCGAATGATTGGTAATATATTGTCACGATTTGTTAACATATTTTCATTATGCGTTCTACTACTATTTTCATTATGCGTTCTACTACTATGTTCATTACTAGCATTTAGCCGATCAATAGTAGTTGGTTCAAACTCAACAGATAGATACGATGAAATCCAATGGTTCACATTGGCTATCCATTGTTGACGAATATACGCATTTTCCTTAATAGATGTGTCGACATTAGCTTCAATTACCATTTTATCAGAGATATTTTCTAACCACATGTCATGATATTTATGACACTTTTGTAGATACTCTAGAGGAATTGTTTCGCCTTCACGACCTCTAATTTTCACACGTTCGCAACATACTTCAGGTTCAGCTTTTACATAAATAATACCACCTAAGCACATATCGTCTAAAAACTCGTCGAACCATTTATTATATATTTGATATTCGTCCGGTTCAATCATACCATCATCAAATAGCATCTTCGCAAACACATTGCGGTCAGTTTGAACAGAACGCTCACTAATAATAATTTTATATTTGTTTTCCTTTACTTTTTGTCTGAGCAAATGAAGACGTGAAATATACGCCATCATTTGAAACCTAAACGCATATCGTTTAGTATCTTTATATAAATTGGTTAAAATAGGAGTGTTATTGCCATCTACAATAGTCGTCCAGTCGTCTACTGGTTCAGGAACAAAACAGATACCAGTATTATCCTTGTAATATTCTTGTAAATCCTTGTATAACGTGGACTTACCGGATCCAATATTTCCGTCGATGCTTAAAATAATAGGAACTGAAGTCATTGTATTAGCCATTTATAATAAATATATGATATGATATTATTTGTTTATTATATTTAAATTCAATTTTTATGAATATTTAAAAATAATTAATAAAAGTTTATAATAAAAAATTGAATTAGACTTAATTAAATATATTGACTATAACTAATAAAACAGTCATCATGGATTTAAATCAACAAAAGTTAACGAAAACTGAGTGGGACACAACAGAACTAATGGTTTCTGCGGAAGAAAAAGAAATTTTGAATTTAATAATAAAAGGATACGATGATGTAAATATCATCTATAATAAAAATATATCCATGGTTAACTATTTAAAATTAGAACCATCTGCCAGCATTATGACCCATTTATTCAAGGAATATTTTGAGCCGATTATTACAAAACTAAACAAAAAATACGAATTCTCATATGAAAGTAAACTGACGACAAAAATTCAAAAAATGAACTCAATAGAAAAATTAAAGTTGGACAATTTGAGCAAAACCATTCAAGACTGTGGTAAAAAGATATTTGAGTTTTATTTGCTTCACATTACTGAACAGATGATGCGTTACTTTTACAAAGACAAGACTGACAAATTTAATAAATATTATTATACTTTACATCACTTAATGAGATTAAAAATCACGAATATAAACCCTCAAGTGACTGAGTATATAAATGAGGTATTGTCTAGTTATTTTACAGACATACAAATAGAGGAAATGTTTATTCAATCTAGTGATTTAATTGAAAAGAATGAAGACTTGGTCACGTATAAAGATATACAATTATATGAACATCAAAAACAATTGTTTACCATTTCTAGAAATCCCAATCCCAAGCTAGTATTATACATTGCTCCAACCGGAACTGGAAAAACCCTTAGTCCTCTTGGACTATCCGAATCAAAGCGAATTATATTTGTTTGTGCTGCGAGACACGTTGGACTAGCGTTGGCAAAATCGGCAATATCCATGGGGAAAAAAATAGCATTTGCGTTTGGATGTAATGATGTATCTGACATACGTTTACATTATTTCGCGGCCAAGGATTATGTAAAGCATAACAAGACTGGCAAGGATATCAAGTATCGTGATGGAAGTAAGAAGGTAGACAATTCGGTAGGAGATAATGTGGAGATTATGATTTGCGACATCAAATCCTATCTTTGCGCCATGTATTATATGAGGGCATTTAATGAAGTAGAAAACATGATCATGTATTGGGACGAGCCTACTATTACTATGGATTATCAAGAACACGAGTTTCATTCTTACATAGCAGATATTTGGCAAAAGAACATTATTCCAAATATTATTCTGTCCTCTGCTACATTACCACATCAAGAAGACTTACAAGAAACTATTGCTGATTTTACATCAAGATTTGTTAATGGTCACGTTCATAATATAGTCAGTCACGACTGTAACAAGTCAATTCCATTATTAAATACAAATAATCAAGTCGAAATGCCACATTTGAAATATGAAAGTTATGAAACACTTCAGGACAGCGTGAGACACTGTAACAAATATAAAACATTGTTGCGGTATTTTGATTTGAACGAGATTGTAAAGTTTATTCATTATTTGGATAAGATGAATATAATTGCTGAAGATAGATATAAGATTTCGATTAGATATGAGGATTTGAGCGAATTGACAATGAACAATATTAAGATACATTATTTGAATTTATTGGAGCGAATTCCTAAGGATAGATGGAGTGAGATATATGAGCATTTTAAGGAATTGCGCACCAGTAAATTTGCGTCAAATGTTCATGTGGCTACAACAGATGCTCATACTTTAACGGATGGTCCAACAATATTCTTGGCAGATAATGTAGAAAAGATTTCCAAGTTTATTCTACAAAGTATAAAAATCCCAGAAAAGGTGATTACTGATATGATGGAGGCGATTGAACATAATGACAAGGTATTGAAGGTGTTGAAGCAAAAAGAGCAACAATTAGAAGACAGCTTGGGAGAAGAGGCAGAGAAGGAACATAAAATGGCAAATGACCGAATTAGTCCAGAACAGAAGAAACTTCGTGGAGAAATAGACGGTTTGTATAAATTAGTTAAAACAATTGCCTTACATGAGTTGTTTGTTCCCAACAAGTTGTCCCATTTGAGACATTGGATACAAAAAGATGTGGTAGAGCGTGAATTCTCTTGCAATATAGACCCAAGTGATGTTGAAAAAATCATGCTAATGGAAGTAAAAAGTAGTTGGAAAATATTATTGCTCATGGGAATAGGTGTATTTACAAACAATCACGACAATAACTATACTGAAATTATGAAGCAATTGGCAATTGAACAAAAGTTATATTTGATCATTGCTTCGAGTGATTATATTTATGGAACAAACTACCAATTCTGTCATGGATATATCAGCAAGGATTTATGTGATATGACACAAGAAAAGACTATACAAGCTCTAGGTCGTATTGGAAGAAACCAACTGAACAAGGATTATAGCATTCGTTTTAGAGATGACGGTTTGATTGAGAAAATATTCATAGACGTGGAATACAGACCAGAGGTTGAAAATATGAATAAACTATTCAATACACCTATTTAGAGCATGATCATTATATGATATGATAATTATGATAATTATGTGTAAATTATAAAAAATATACGAATAAAAACTTTTTACAATTAAATATTTAGTTTACACCATTGAAGCTTTAATTTAGATAGTCTTCAAATAAGATGGATATTGAGCAAGTTGAAGTTAATCCATTATAAAGAGCCATACTACCAAATGCCATTAAAACAATTAATGGTAAAGTATTAATTTTATTTAATATTTTTATATTTACTTCTTAATATTTGGGTTTTTATATAAAGATATATGTTTATCACGATGATACCAATAAGTTACACCATCTTCATTTATTCTTTCTTCATAATCTGTTTGTTTTACTTCTATCGGTTTTTCATGAAATGTTTTTATTATTTCTATCGGTTTTTCATGAAATGTTTTTATTATTTCATTATTTAACACGATTTTTACACATGTAATTGTATTTTCTTGTCTATACGTACTAAATTTCGTAATTCCTATTTGTAATTTAGATATAAAATCTTCACATTCTTCTATTGATGAAAACTTGTGTGTATAAACATCCCTTTCGTGTCCCTGCCATGGATGATAATTAACATTATGTATTTCAACACAATATATTTTTAATTTTTCTTTTTCTTCTTTTAATTTTTCTTCTTCTTCTTCTTCTTTTTCTATTACCTTAATTAAGTTGGTTAGAGTATT